CAACTTCTTTTAGAGAAAGGAACTGTTACTCAAGAACAGATTGACGAGGTATCCTAGAATGATTATCACCGCTATGGACTGTTTTTATATAGCAATGATATTAACTATATTCGGTTTTATAATGCATCTAGAAGTGTCAATGACTAAGTTAACATCAATGATGAAAGAGCATACTAAGTTTGATATGAAGATGTCACAAGTTGGTAAACAGCTTACAAAAATAGAAAAAAAACTCTAAAACCCCCTTGCATAAACCCCGAACATAGTCTATAATGGATATACATTATGGAGAAGTGTTATGTCATTTATTAAAGATTTAGTAAAAGCATCGGGAAACGAATATGCAAATATTGTTTCGGACGGTGTTGCAGCTGGAGATGTTGATACCTTTGTAGACACAGGTAGTCACATTTTCAATGCACTATTAAGTGGTTCACTATACGGTGGACTCCCCGACAACAAAATTACTGCAATCGCAGGAGAATCAGCAACAGGTAAAACTTACTTTGCATTAGGCATGGTAAAACAATTCCTATCTGATAACCCCGAATCTGCAGTTATTTACTTTGAGTCTGAGTCAGCAATATCAAAAGATATGATTGAATCTAGAGGAATTGATTCCAATAGAATGGTAATCGTACCAGTTGTTACTGTACAAGAATTCAGAAATCAAGCAATCAGCATACTAGATAAGTATGCAGAAACCCCAAAATCAAAACGTCCACCTATGATGATGTGTTTAGATTCACTTGGTATGTTATCAACTACTAAAGAAATCGAAGATACTGCAGAAGGTAAAGAGACTAAAGATATGACGAGAGCCCAAGTAGTAAAAGGTGCATTCAGAGTATTGACTCTTAAACTAGGACGTGTTGGTGTTCCTATGATAGTTACGAACCACACATATGATGTGATTGGTTCTATGTTCCCTCAGAAAGAAATGGGTGGTGGTAGTGGACTCAAGTACGCTGCATCATCAATCATTTATCTTTCAAAGAAGAAAGAGAAAGATGGAACAGAAGTTATTGGAAATATAATTCACTGTAAGAATGCAAAGTCAAGATTGACGGTTGAGAATAGAATAGTGGATGTTAGACTTTCTTATGAGAAAGGATTGGATAGGTACTATGGTCTATTAGACATGGCACTTGCATTTGGCGTCTTTACAAAAGAAGGAACTCGTGTTAAACTACCTACAGGTAAAACCGAATTCGGTAAGACAATTAATAACAATCCCGAGAAACACTTTACCCCCGAGGTAATGGGACTTCTTGAAGAGAAAGCACAGGAATATTTCAAATATGGAAACAGTGAGACTAGAACAGACGATACTGAACAACCTAGTTCAGAGTGAAGAGTTTACAAGGAAGGTAATACCATTCCTTAAGGAAGAGTATTTCTCCGAGTCGGACGAGAAGACCGTGTTCAACGAAGTAGGTTCCTATTTCGATAAGTACACTAAACCACCTACAGTGGAAGCACTTCTCATAAATCTAGATAACAACTCGTCACTCAATGACAGTGTTTTATCTAGTGCAAAAACTATTGTAGATAGTATTAGTAAGGACAAAGAAGACACACCAATCGATTGGTTGGTGGAAGAGACTGAAAAGTGGTGTCAAGATAGAGCAATCTATATTGCAGTCATGGATAGTATCGAAGTCATCGACAAAAAGTCCCAACGCTCGACTGGGGAAATACCCGACCTTTTAAAAGAAGCTTTATCTGTATCGTTTGACACTAATATCGGTCACGATTTCATTGAGAACTCAGACGATAGATTTGAATTCTATCACACTGAAGAAGAGAAACTTCCATTCGATTTAGAATACTTCAACAAAGTCACCAAAGGTGGATTACCAAACAAAACTTTAAACATATGTCTTGCTGGTACTGGTGTTGGTAAGTCATTATTCATGTGTCATATGGCATCTGCAAACTTAATGATGAACAAGAATGTGTTATACATTACATTAGAAATGTCAGAGGAAAGGATTGCAGAAAGAATCGATGCAAACACATTGAATATTCCTATGCAAGATTTACCCGACTTATCTAAGAAAATGTTTGATAAGAAGATTGACAAGATTAAAGAAAAGACTAAAGGTAAACTTATCGTAAAGGAATATCCAACTGCATCAGCTCATGTAGGTCACTTCAGACATCTACTTCAAGAGTTGAATATCAAGAAAGATTTTAAACCCGATATGATTTATATCGACTATCTAAATATATGTTCAAGTGCAAGAGTCAAGCCAGGAGCTGGTGCAAACTCATACACATTAGTGAAGAGTATTGCAGAAGAACTTAGAGGACTTGCAGTTGAGTTTGATGTACCAATCATGAGTGCAACACAAACAACACGTAGTGGTTATGGTTCTACAGATGTGGAACTAACAGATACTTCAGAATCATTTGGATTACCAGCGACTGCAGACTTTATGTTTGCACTGATTACATCCGATGAACTGGAAGAACTAGACCAAATGGTAGTAAAACAATTAAAGAATAGATACAATGACCCAACCGTATTTAAAAGGTTTGTCATAGGTGTCGACAGAAGTAGAATGAAACTCTATGACTGTGAACAAGAAGCACAGGAAGAACTCATTGACTCAGCAGTCAACGATGATGTTCCAGTGTTTGATAGAGGAAGAAATGATGGACAGAAACGAGATTTCTCAGAATTCAAGGTCTGACGATTTGTTATGGGGACATCCTATAACTGCAATACAAATAAATTCAGACCCAATTGATGAATGGTTTAAAACCATAGACCTTGATGAGTTATGTAAAGAAGAATTTACATTTAGTAAATGTAAAACATCACAAGGAGTAGAAGACAATAACCATGTAGATTACAATGTTGTAACTGATATTATTTTTGATAAGTTTACAACTTATCTAGAATCTCTAGGCCCAAAGGAAATGTTAAAAAGTGTATTAGAAGTTCCTTGGATTAACATATATGAAGAACATGGATTCCAAGATTCACATGACCATCAAGGCAGTAAGTTTTCTGATTTTGCATGGTGTTATGTACATCAAGCTGGTGACTCACATATTGTATTTAAGAACAAACATGCTTCTAATAGTGAAGTCTGTTTACAAGAATTTCTACAAGCTTACGACACCTCAGTAAATTATGTTCCATCCATAAAAGGTAAAGGAACCGTATACTTTTTCCCAGCACATATCTATCATGCAGTATCACCAAACTTAAGTACTACTCCTAGGATAACAATATCGGGAAACATTAGAATAAAGGGAACTGGTGTCTTGAGAATTGGAGAAACTAAATTAACATAATTTATAGATGCTATAAATACTATTATATTATGACTACTAACTTGAAATCAACAGACGTGATAAGTGCAATTGAGGAAAAGATTGCACTGAAGAAGAAACTCCGAGAAGCTAAAAGAAAACATGATGACTCGGCCTCAAAGAAATTATCAAAAAAAATTGATAAAATTGACGATAAATTACATTCGACACCGCTCTCTAAACCATAAATAATTACGTAAACACATACGGAGTTATACATGTCAGAACTTACAGACCTACTTGCAGTTCAAACTGCAGCTAAAAACAAATTACTAAATCAATTAGATTGGCATAATGGAGTCGATAAGACTTATTTTGTAGGTGAATCTAAATCAGATACAACTCCAGCAGAGTGGAATGGAGCTGGTAGAAAGGCCTTCTTAATTTGGCATAATGCACAGGGTGTAAACGAAAACGATTTAGACCAACAGTTTGTAGACATGTATGCAGAAATGCAATCAACAGATAACTCTTCTCCATCAAATGACTTCCAATATAATTCAGAACTCGTATCAACCATTCAAGGTTCAATAGATTCGTATACAGCAGACATGGCTAACATCCAAGCAAGAATCGACGCAGGTGACACAACTATAGCAGACAGCTAAAAAATGCATAAATAGTAGACAAGGACACCATTTTGGTGTATAATACCTACTATGAGTGCAAAAAACTTACATTTAGAACATCTAGAAGACGAAATCATCAATCAAGGAATTGATGGTGGTCGTGGTGCAATTAACTTTCTTCAAGGTTTAAGAGACATGATGAAGGGCAATTCTTCTAGTTCTGTAAACATGACTGTTAAATGGGATGGAGCTCCTGCAATCTTTTGTGGAAGACATCCCGAAACAAATCAATTTTTTGTTGCAAAGAAATCATTATTCAATAAGACACCATTGTTCTATACTTCTGAACATGATATAAAAAATGCAGAAGAACTAAGTGGACAACTCAAAGAGAAATTCTTAACATCATTCAAATATCTATCTAAACTATCTTGGTCAAATGTCATGCAAGGTGACTTGATGTATACAAACGATAAGAAAACACAAAAGATAGATGGTAAATCATTCATAACATTTCAACCAAACACAATCTTATATGCAGTTGACGAAACCTCAAACCTTGGTAAAGTTATAGCTGGTTCTAAGATGGGTATTGTATTCCATACCACATACGAGGGTAGTACTATAGAAGGATTGGGTGCATCATTTGGTGCAAACATATCTAAGTTAGGTTCTAGTAGTGATGTATGGATAGATGATGCATCATACAAAGATGTCAGTGGTAATAGTTCAATGACTTCAAAGGAGACACTCAAACTAACACAAGAGTTGACTGCAACAGGTAAAGCATTCCACGGTATCACTAAGAAAGACCTACAGAAGTTCCAAGACATACAGATGACTATCACAAAGAAAGGTGCTGGTGCATCCTATAAGACTTACTGCAACTCATTAATCAGACAAGGTAAGTTCAATCCATCATTCGATGGTTACATTAAACACTTTGAAGGATATTGGAAAGATAAAGTTGTTGGTGGTGTTAAAACAGAGAAACACAAATTAATTAAAACAGAGATTGGTGAAGACCTTTCAAGAGAACTTAGAGGTCTTAAAAAGTTTATTACTAATCTCACTAGTTTCATGGGTCACTTGGTAGTTGCAAAACAGATTATTATTGTTGCCCTAAATAGAGTAAAGAGTATCGGAACATTCAAAAAGACTGCAAACGGATTCGAAGCAGTTAACCCCGAAGGTTACGTTGCAATCGACAGAACAGGTAAAGCTGTTAAACTTGTAGACCGTATGGAATTTGCATTTAACAACTTCACTGCAATCAAAAATTGGGATAAGTAATGAAAGAATTCGGTAAATTTTTAACAGAAGCAAAAGACAAGGGTGTTGTATTTACATTCGGTAGATTCAACCCACCCACAACAGGTCATGCAAAATTAGTAGACAAGCTTAAAAAAGAAACCAGCGGTGGTTATCAACCAATGCTTTTCTCATCTCATTCAAACGACAAAAAGAAAAATCCATTAGACCATAAACTCAAAGTAAAATATCTTAAGAAATTCTTTGGTAAGATAGTTGCAGATGTACAAGCACGTACTGTATTTGAGATTGCAAATGAATTACATAAACAAAATTTCAAACGTGTTAAGATGGTAGTTGGTTCAGACAGAATTAAAGAATTTGAAATGTTACTGAAGAAGTACAACGGAGTTAAAGCAAGGCACGGCTACTATAAATTTGATGATATACAAATTGTATCAGCAGGGGAGAGAGACCCCGATGCAGATGACCTAAGTGGAATGAGTGCATCTAAATTAAGAGCTCTTGCAGAAGTCGGTGATTTTAAAGCATTTGCACAAGGTGTTCCGACTAGGAATAAAAAAGATATTGAACAACTATACAAAGACATCCGTAGAGGGATGGGAATTGTTGAGTCATCTTTACCCGACTATATGATTGAAGATTTAATTACTGAAGGAGTCTATGACCAAGGAACATTCAAAGCAGTGTTTTTCTCGGGTGGCCCAGGCAGTGGTAAGTCAACAGTGGTACAAAAGTTATCACTAAAGGCATTAGGACTGAAGATGGTAAACACCGATGCAGCTTTTGAAAATGGATTAAAAAAGGCAGGAATGTCACTTGATTTACGTGGTGCAGACTTTGATAAAGTTGACCCTATTCGTGCAAAAGCAAAGAGTATCACTACAAAGAATATGAACAACTATATTGGTGGTAGACTTGGAATGATATTTGATACTACTAGTGCAAACATTGCTAAAGTACAGAAATATAAGAAGTCATTAGATGCATTAGGATATGAATCTAAAATGATATACGTAAGTGCATCACTAGACAATGCACAAAAGAGAAATGCATCAAGACCTAGAAAATTACCAGCTGAGATAGTAAAATCAGATTGGGAAAAATCTAGAAAGAATGCAGCTGCACTGAAAAAAATCTTTAGTAGAGATTATATAGAAGTCACAAACGATGAAGGATTAAAGGAACTAGATAAAGCTGCAACTAAGATGTACACAAAATTACTTGGTTGGACTGGTGCATTCCCAAGTAATAAGAAAGCACTTGCATGGAAACAAGCAGAACTGGATGCTAAAAAACGATAAATAGTATTATGGACATATTAGAATCTATACTTAACGAAAGAAAGGTCAAACAAGACAAAGACATTGAAGACCGTAAAGGTACTCAACCATCCAAGTATTACGCAAAGGATGCTGATGGTGACGAAATGTCTAAGTCTACCAAACAAAAACGTGCAGCTCATTTTGCACAGAAAAAAGACGGCCCTGCACCTGGCGACCATGATGCAGATACTAAACCTTCCAAACATACTAAAAAGTACAAAGATATGTACGAAGATGCTGGTAAGTCACTTGCAAAGAAAGCTGATAAATCGGGGATATCAAAAGGTATTCTACAACAGGTTTATAACAGAGGTGTGGCTGCATGGAAGACTGGTCATAGGCCAGGCACTACTCCAGAGCAGTGGGGACATGCAAGAGTAAATTCATTCATCACCAAAGGTAAAGGAACATGGGGTGGTGCAGACAAAGACCTTGCAAAGAAAGCTGGTGCATCTGAATCAGTCCAAGAAGGTAAATTAGTTACTAGTGCTCAAGACATCATTGCTCTAATTTTGAAAAAAGTTGGTCAAAAAATGGAAGATGAGTTTACAAAGAATCCCGAAAAAGGTATTGGCCTTATCAATACAATCGGTGCAATGGTTAAACATAAAGTTACCAATAAGAAACAAGAGAAAGGTAAACTATTTCTTAAATTCGGTGACAATCTAGAGGGTGATTTATTAGAAGATGCAGCCGTAGATGCAGCGGAGTTAAAAGCAAAACAAGCAGGTGAACTCGAACGTCTTAAACTAAGACAAGAGGACGAACTCGAAGCATTGACTAAAAGACACGAAAGAGAAACAGAAAGAGTCGATGGTCAGAAAGAGAAAGAGACTGCAGACAAACAAATTCAATCAAAACGTGATGCAGACAGAAAGAAAGCAGAAACGAAATCAGAAAGTTATAAAACTATTTTAAAGGTAAGGGGAATAAAATGAGTGGGAACAAACATGATAACGGAGTCCATGAAGTTGGAACAGACGAAACCAAAAAGGCATATCAAGAAGATACTCCAGGCCAACAGGTAGAGGAATATCTATCACAGGTCAAGGTTGTCAATGAAGAGAGACAAAAGAAACACTTCTCTACTAAGTACCCTAATCCATTAAAAGGATTCCCTTACAATGAAGAGAAACTAGAAGAAGCATGTTGGGATGGTTACGTTCAGAAAGGATTCAAAACAAAAAATGGTAAACAAGTACCAAACTGTGTCCCTATAGGTGAAGAAATACAAGAAGCATTTAGACCTAACCCCGAATTAAGAGATGTTAAGAAACTTGATAAAATGCTAGAGAGTGCATACAAAAGTATGAACAAATTACAAAATGGTAAATCCCTCTATCTGAGAAAATGCAATGATGGTATTGTAGACGCTAGAAGAGCTTTAGACGAATATGTTGATGCTATTGAGAGCGGAAAGCTTGACTAATGAAGACCTTTCACGAACTGGCTATACACGAGACAGTTGATAGTCTACAAGAGACTAACACTAATATAACCGACAATCCTTTTAGATTGGGTTCTATGATGTATTTTGAAGTCATCAAAGAGGCAAGGAAGAGATTAAGTGAGGATAGATACGTACTTACAGAGGTTGATAAACAAATCCTAGAGACAGACTTAGGTGAGTTTGAGGTCTATGAGGGTAACATGGTTCCTCTAGATTGTCCTATGATTATAGAAGAAGAAGAAAAGGAACCCGAACTCAATAAACCCAAAGTCGGTGGTAGTAAGAAATACTATGTCTATGTAAAGGACGGTGACAAGATTAAGAAGATATCTTGGGGTGATACTACAGGGTTAAAAGTAAAGTTAAAAAATGACAAAGCAAGAAAGAGCTTTGTTGCAAGACACCAGTGTTCTACTAAGAACGACAAGACTACGGCAGGCTATTGGGCATGTCGATTACCATACTACGCAAAACAATTAGGTTTGAGTGGTGGGGGAGATTTTTTTTGGTAGTCTAAATATAGGTGTAGGTTATACATTATGAAAGAATTATATCACACATACGTGAAAGATGCAAGAGAAGCAAAGGTCTATAAAACTTCAAAAGGATTTGAAGTTGACCTCAAAGAATTAGGTACAGGTAAGAAAGGACGCAGAGCGGTCTATGACCATTCTGAATCGTATGCAGAGAATTTAGCAGAGAACTTCGTCGAAGGAATGTTCGACTTAGAACCGAACGATATTGGGTACTATGGTTACAAACAAAAGTCAAACAACTATGTTAAAGGACTTGACGACTAAACCTTATACCGAAAGGGTAGAGGAACAACATGGTACAGGTGTACCTTACGTTATAAGAGAGTTCGAGGACAGTGTATTGGAAGAAGAACTGGTCTGGCATAGAGACAAAGAGTCTCGACAGGTTAGCGTATTAAGTGGTAGTAACTGGTCATTACAACATGATGACGAGTTACCTATATTATTAAATCAAGGAGAAGAGTATTATATTCCTAAAATGACCTACCACAGGTTGATAAAAGGACAAGGAAATCTTGTTGTTAGGATACGAATTACATAAATAAGACTATGAGTTATAAATCAGAAAATTGGAAGGACAAACTGGATGAAGTCCGTAACTACGTGGAACCACGTAAAGATGGCACGTTAGAAAAGACTGCAGAAGACATCATTTCAGACGAAATTGAGGCCTTAGTAGCTCATCTTGAGGAAGATTTAAGTACTGAAGACACTCTTCCCGAAGTAGAAGATATAGAAGAATTTATTGTTGAAGAGGGAATGGGAGATAAAATCTCTAAACTTTTCAAAACTAAGGACAAAAAAGAAGTCAATGGTATTGCAAATCTTATGAACATGACAGATGTCAAAGTTCTACAAGCTATGCAGAAACAAAATCCTAAAGGATTCAAAAGAATGACTGCAAAGATGGGTGAACTTCCAGCAATGGAAGAGGTTCAAGAAGAAGTCATAGAAGAGAACACATCTCTCGAAAAGACAGTTGAAAAATTAACAGAAAAAAACATGTTAGGTAGACTTGCAAAGTCTTTACGTCTTGATGAAGAAGGTAAAGAAAAAATGTTTGACTACTTCAAAAAAGGAGAATTAGAACAATGAAATTTGAAGGATTAGGACATGGTTTATCCGACTCTTTACTCGCAGCTGCTAACGCAATTGTATTGGAAAGTGGTGATTATAAGAAGTTCTTTCAAGCTGCACTAAAGAAGTTTGGAGTAACATCTCCAGCAGAACTTAAGGGTGACAAAGAGAAAGAATTCTATGATTACATCGATAAGAACTGGGACGGTAAAGACGAGAAGAAAGAAGCAAAGATAGACGAAGATGTTCGAGATATGAAAAACTTCAAAAATAAAGACCGTAGAGGTCATGAGGCTAGTTTATATATCGAAACAAAGGGTAAAATTTCCAAAGATGAATTAACAGTTATAGATAAACTAATTAGTAAAATTAGGAAAATGCATGTAACTAGTTTTGATGGTGCATCTGATGAACCAAATTCTTTAGAATTTTACGGTGACGAAAAGTCTTTAGACAAATTTATTTCTGATAGAAATGTACAAAAGATTGTTAAAAAGTATAAGGGTAAGGTAAACGGCCCAACGAAAAACGAATCAGTTAGAATTGAAGAAGTCTTACCAACACCAATTGACGGTGTCGCAGAATCAGAAACATTTAACGAGAAGGCTGGAAAGTATGCAAAATACTCAGACCTTCTTATGCAAAAAGCAAGACTAGTTGCACAAGGCCCAGCTGCCACAAAAGAAGTTGGTGACATCAACAAGAAGATTGCATCCGAGATTAAGAAACTTGGTATCAAAGAAGACAAAGGATTTGAAAGAATTCTTATGGCTGTATTCGAAGGACAGATAGAAGAGAAAGCAAAACCTTCAAAAAAGTTTATTAAACTTGGTGACGAAAAAAAAAATGTAAATGAAGGTAGTAGAGATTACTACAAACAAGCTGATGCTTTAATCTCTAAACATGGTGAAGAAAAAGCATTTGTATACAAAGCACCTAAACTTAATAAAATAGTAAAGGAACTACAAAACCTCATCAAAAAAGAAGTTAAAGCAGGTTTCAAAGAGTCTAAAAAACAAGGTGAGACAGTAATAAAACAATTACAAAAGTTAGAAGTAATGGGTTATGATGAGAATATCGTTATGACAAACAAACAGCATTCTAAGTTTAAGTTTGATGGTGATACTGCATTTAGAGAAGAGATGGCAGAAATCATCATGCAAGATGCGATTCTATCATACGCAATATTTGGAGAGTAGAATGAATTTATTTCATGAAGCAAAGAAAGTTTTAGATAAGGATGGTAAAGTCAATCCTTTGGGCCCATATGGGAAACAAAAACTTACAGGTAGAGAGGTATCTACATACTTCAGAAGAAATAAAGTCAGTGACCCCGAAGTTAAGAAAGCTGTAGAAGTTGCACTTGACCTTGGTGGTGCAGACACTATTGCAAGACAAGAAATTAAAAAGTTCTACGGTGATAAGATTCTAAAATCAAAAGAAGTTCAGAATGCATTGAAGTATGCAAACGAAGAATTCCAATTTCAAGAAGATTACAAAAAAGTAATCAAAATGTATCCAAGAGATAAAGACTGGAAGAAACTCATCACAAAACACAGAAAAGCAATTGATGATTTCAGAAAGAACAACAAAGATTTACCTAAAAAGGTAGAAGACGATTTAATAGGTTGGGCATCAACAACTGGAGCAGTTGGTCATAAAGACGATGTAGAAGACTTCATAATGGACATCCTTGATGAAGGCATCATTTCCGAGAAGTTCAAACCTTACAGTGACAAACAGTATCCTAGATGTGTAGACTTCTACATTCAATTCAGAGGTGGTAAAGGAGACAGAATCACTTCAGAAGAGAATAAGAAAGACTTCATTAAAGCAACAGATATGATTGATGCATACTGTAAGAAAAACAAAATCAAACAAAAACCAGTTTACTCAACACCAATGGAAGGTTC